ACCTGCTGTGTAGTATTGTCTAATAATCCCATTTATTTATTGTTTTTCTTGTTGAATTTGACCAGCACCAAGCCCAGCTGCAACTTGTGTTAATTGTGGTTTTTCTATCGCAACACCAGCTAACGTTAATATTCTATATACTAATTCCGTTTCCTCTGAAGCGTGTAGTTCAAAATCTACAGTATTAGTTGAATTGTAAAGTGGTTTTTCGTTTATAACAACATAAGACCAATTTGGTTTTTTAGGTTTTCTTATGTAATCAGCTGATATTCCAGCTTTATTCGTGGCAGTTGTTATATCACTACCATCGGGAACTGCATTTCCGTTGGAATCCACAAAACCTACAGTTTTAGGATATGGATATATTTTTATACGTAATTGACCTTGGTTATCTCTTTTAATGTATACGGGTCTATCTTCAGTGTGTTTAGATAATTTACTTCTATTTCTTATAGTAAATTCTTTTGGTGTTAACTGCTCGCAAACTCCACTCTTCCCTTTTGCAGGATACGTAACTGAGATCTCCCCTAATCTATATAAATCTAGTATATCCGTGTCAAAAGCTATACAATCTCCATACTTATTGGCAACTGTTACGTTATAACTACCAACGTTATAGTGCTCGAACATGGATATTTTATCTTTTATTATAGATACAATATCTGAGTATTCACCACTACTACCAGGTGTTCTTTTGAATTGATTTAAGTCATAAAAATATTGCTCGAATATTTCCATCTGAGCATGGTCGGCAAATAAGTTAAACTCTTGAGGAGTTATATAACCTCTTTGTTCTTTGTTAGCTAACGCTAAAACCTTTTGATATACTCTATCTATACTTACTGCCATAATTTCTTTTATTTATTATAAGGGAACACTCTGTTCAAAGCATCTTTTCTTGCCGCGCATCCACAATCTTTTTTAACAACCTTGCTAACCGTGTCCACAACCTTTTTTATTCCTGTTGCTTTTGTAATTTTTTCTATTGAGTCTCCTAAACCCTTTGATTTCTTTGTCATAAAATTAAATTTTAATAAATGGTCACCCCGAAGGGCAACCATATTATTTTGTTGTTAACTTAATCTTTTCTCTATGTTAGAGTAGATTTCCATACCTTCGTCAGTTTTAAACCAAGCGGCTAAAGCTGAGTAAGGGTGTTCGTCAAAAGGAACATTCATTAGTTTTCTATCGTTAGATCCCCAAGTAAAAGTTCTTTGATCAGATGATAGTTTTAATATACCCATTTCAGTTGCTCTAATACCAAAGTTTCTAAGCACAACATTTTCATCATTTACTAATTCTAAGAACAACTCTGGGTTTCTCTTAGCATATAATAGTAAATCTCTTCTAAGTTCCTTAGAACTCATGTCTGATACTTTAGAACCAACTTCAACACGCATGATTGCTTCAGCCATGTCAATGTCAATATTTTGAGCAGCATTTAATGCTTCTATTTCCATCTCTAACCAAGCAATTTCACCTATTGCGTTTGCAACTGGTTTTTCTTCATAGAACATTATATCTTTGTCTGGATGGTACAATGATAATAGTTTTTGTAAAACTGTTTTTTCTTTAGGTATAATTAGCATACCATTTCTAAAAACAACGTGCTCTAATCTTTGCTCGCCTTTCATTTCATCAACAAAAACTGTTCTTTGGTTTTGACAATACTTAAGTTCTCTTTCGTAGCCTTTTTCTTCGTCAAACCAATGTATGTTCGCAGACTTAATAGATCTTGATAAAGGTTTTTTATTTCCTTTTAACCTGTATATTCTATCTTTTATTTCCCAACCATCTTGTAGTTTTGGGTTTTTCTTTTCAACTCTTTTTGGTTTTGGAATATCCATAACCGGTGTTTCAACTTCTTCGAAGTCTTTTTCTATTAAAGGTTCTACAACCTTCTTTGTTTCTTTTTTCTTTGCCATAATATAATATAATATAAATTAATAAAATAAAAGGCCGAGGCCGAAGCCCCGGTCTTTAATATAATAAATGCTTATTTCATTAACATGAAATTGTTAGCACCTTGTGTAATTAAACATCTTTCAGATAAATAGTGGATTTGCATTGCGTCAAGTGCAGATGTAGTAGCACCAACAGAACCAGTAACCCAAGTTTTCATTTTTCTATTATCTGTTTGAGAAGCTCTATATCTAACGTGTAAGAAAGGACGTTTCATGTTCTTTCCTAAAGCTTGATCATAAACTGAAGATACACCAGCTGGGATAACAACACCTCTAATCGCTGCAGATGTTGCAACGCGGTTAATCTCACCTCTAGTAGCCTTATCGTTTAAGTATCTCATATCAGATTTGTAGAAGTCATAAGAACCTCTTCTGAAACCAGAGAAACCTAAGTTTAACGCCATGTCTTCAGAGTTATCAAATACTCCATAAGAAGTACCACCAGCTCCGTAAGAATTCATAGAAGCTAACATGTCATCCATTGCTAACGAAGTAGCTCTATTTACAAACATCATGTTTTCTTCAATAGCACCTTGCTTATCAAACTCAGCTAAGATAGCGTCAAACTCAGCTAAATCAGTAGCAGCGTTAACACCAGTAACCCCAGAAGTAACATTACCTCTAGATTCAATAGCGGCGAATAAACCTTCAGTACCAGCTCCATTAGCACCAGCATCAGTACCATCACGAACGATACTTCCGTTGAAACCAATAATAGAGTTAGCAACAGTTTTCTCAGCCTCTAACATTGACATTTCTAAGTAATCAGTAAATCTAGCTCTAGTATCACCTTCAGCTTTTAAGTACCATAAGTAACCGTTTTGACCTTCTTCACCAGAAACTTCAACCCAACCAATTTGAGAAGCATCAGATCCAGAGATCTCATAGTAATCTTTCATTATGATTGGTTTGTTGCTGTAAGACTTAAAAGTTGGCGTTAAAGCTGTTCTTTTAGTCGCTTCAGCAGCTCCAGTTAAATCAGCATAAGCAGCTCCTTTACCATACTCAGAACCGATAACTAATAATACAGATCCACTAGCCGTTGTAGCATGACCAGTTAAATCAGCCTTATCATAAGGTTCAACTGTAATAACAGCTGTAGCTGGAGTTTCTACTACTAAAGCTTTGGTAACGATACCAGCTGTAGCAATAAGTACGATATCATTTACTCTAACACCGTGAGATGCTACAGCAAATCCATTTTCACCATCAGCAGAACCATCGATATCAGTTACAACTGTAAATGTACCGTTAGTATCACCCGCTGTAGCCACCGTACCTACGTAAGATAAATGTAATCTTGATTGTTCAGACCATACAACTTGATCAGCTGTCATTGCCTCTTCAGCTCCTACTTGTGAAAGAAATCCTGATATAGTTCTGTTTCCAAAAACTTCAGCCTCTTTTTCCATAAGATCTGGTAAATATTGTTGCTCCCATCCAGTTGAACCTCCTGCGAAGTCAATGTAATTTGAGCTTAATGTTTGTTGTTGTGCCGATGGCACTTTATTCAACAAACTTCCTCCTGTAATTGCCATAATTTGTAATTTTAAATTTTAATTATTTATTTTTGTTTTTAATTTTAAACTTAAAATCAGAAGAATTATCACCTAGCACTTTAAACTTTAAACCACTTGCTTCAATTTTTCCATGACTTTGTCTTGGGTTCATATCAACGTTTTTGGCTTTAGCAATACTATTTTTCATAGCATCTGCTTTTCCTTGTTCGTAAAAGTGTTTTGCAACAGCGTCCGCATTCATTGCTGTGTATAAAGATTTATGATAACCCTTAGCGTCTGTTAAAGCAGAGTTCTTATCCAAAAACTTTTTGGTAAAATTGCTTATGTCGCTCTGAGTGTTTTTAACCTCTTCAGCATTGTTTACATTAAACCTGTACTTCTTGTCACCGACGTTATATTCAAAACCTTTGAACTTGTCGTTGAAAACATTATTTGTTTTCTGTGTAAAAATATCAGAGTTTGTTTTAACTGTTTTTTGAGTTGCTTCTGACTCCTTGTTGTACCTATTAAAGAAATCAATTGCTTTTTGTTGCTCACTCGTAAGTTTGCTTCCAGCTTTGATCTCGTTATAGTATTTAGACTTTTGCCCGTCTAGGTGGCTTTTAGCGCTGGCAACTTGCTCTTTAAGCGCTAATTTCTTTCTACGTATATCTCTATCGTCGTCTACATCTTCGTCGAATGAGAACGTATCTTCCATAAGGAAGTTAATTTCTTCATTATTCAAATGAGGTTTTGTTTGCTTGTAGTATTCGTGGAGTAGATCTTGATTATCCATTTCACTGTAATCTTTATTAAGCTTAACGTAGTCATTTAAATCTCCACCAGTATCTTCCATAAAGTCCATTAACTTTTGGATGTTTTCTGGTAAAGGTTCTCCAGTTTCTAAGTTCTCTTTAATAGCCTCACTTGCTTCTTCCGCTATTTCTTCAACCTCTTCTTCAGTAATCTCCTCTAACGCTGGAGTTTCTTGTATTTCGGCTTCTGGTTGCACCTCTGTTTGCTCAGTAACTTCTGTTACCGCTTCTGCTTCCTCAGTTTTTTCTTCCGCCACAACCTCAGTTTCTACTTTCTCTTCTTGTGGTGGAGAACTTAAATCTACTTTGATAACGTTATCGTCTCCAGCAGATTCAAACTTACTTTCATCAACTTGTTCAGTCGTTTCTTGGGTAGTCTCTTCGACTACTTTTTCATTTTCTTCTTCCATAATATAATATAATAATAATTAATAATTCTAACTAGGGTCAAACGAACCTAAATCAAATCCTCCACCTAGTATATCATTACCTGCGGACTCAAAGTTTTTAGGTGGTTTTCCACTATTTCTTTGTTCAATCATCTCTGATTGCTGTGTTGCTTGTATCTTTGTTCTTTCGTCTTTACGATCTTCTTTTTGTTTTTCTCTTTCTTTCATCCCGCTAACCTCAACTCCTTTAAGCTGCATGTTGTATTGAAACTCTAAAGCCATAAGCTCTTTTTTCATTTGAACCTCTTGCATCATTTTTTGAGAATCAACTTGGGCTTGCATTTGCATTAACTCAGCTTTACCAGCATTTAACGCTTGGTCTTTTTGCATTTCAACTTGAGCTGCTGCTTGAGCTGCTTGAGTGTTAGATTGAGATTGAGCTTGAATATTTTCTAGTTGAAGCTGTCTATCTCTTTCTTGCTTTTTCTTTCTACGTATTTTTAGTAATTGATTAGCTAACTTAACGCTGCGTATTTCTCTAAGATCAATAGCATCCTCTAACTCTATACTTTTTTGTTGTAATGCCATTTGAATATTGTTTTCTAACAAACCTTTTTCCTCTTCATCTGGCTGAAGTTCTATAAAAATACCAAAGTCATACAAATGTAGTTCAGACATTTCTTCTAGTGTTGCCACATTGTGAACTCCAATAGCTTGTATGAAAGCATCTTTTGTTGGAGAATATTCTATAATATCAGATATCCTGAGTGATAAACATTCCGCTGTTTCAGCTGTCAAGTATAATCCAGCTTGTAGTATATGTCTAGTTGCTGTGTTTGAATTAGCTGCAGCAAGTTTTTGAACGCCTACTAAAGCATTTTTATCTGGTGTACTACCATCTCTAGCTTCGTTAAGCCCGGTTACGTCTCTTATCATTTGTAAGTAATAATTGTAATTACCAATGAGAGCTTGCATTTTATTTCCACCAGAACCTGATGTAATTTCTTGAATAGGTACTTTACCAGGGTTCATATCACCTTCTGACGTGAAGCTTCTTCCTATCACGGATCCAGTTTGGAAGAACATGTTTAAAGCTTCTTGCGGGTTGTAGTTTGTTCCGTTACCTAGATCAACTTCAGCTAAACCATCAGCGTCTAAGTAAACGCCATCAGGAACCATCCTAGCCATTACTTGTTGTAACTTTAAGTGTGTTAATTGAATCATATCAGCAAAACCAGTTATACGTTTTACTAATGAATCAATTTTGCCATTATAGATTCTAGGGGCAACGATAGCGTAGTTCATTTTAACTTTTGTAAAATCACTTTTAGGACGCATCATGTTTTTGGCCATTTCCCATTTAAGCAATTTATTAGTACCTAAAATCATAGCTCCATCGTAAAGTACTTCTATAGATCTTAACATTCTACTATAACCACCTTCCATGTTTTCTGGAGGATTAAATGAATCATCTTTAGGTATAATTTTATCAGCACCAGTAGACATTTCTTTAACCTTATAAACTTCGTTCATATAAGTTTTGTAGTTAAAGTATAACACTTGTATATGGTTATTGTCTTCTTTATCGTAGTTATGTCTAGAATTATAATTAGACCTATTGTAAGATTTATTTTTCATTATATCTTCAAGATCACTTTCAGACAAATGAGGAAATTCTTTTGCTAATTCGTTTACAGGAATAGTTTTAACTTCACCAACATAATAAATATCATCAAAATAAGGGGAATCAGTGTAAGAGTACACTAGGTTAGCTGGATCAACATAATCAACAGTAACACCTTCAGATGTATTAAAAGAAGTTTTAACAGCACCTATACCTAAAACCGTTAAATCATAGTAAAATCTTTTTTTTGTTAACTCATACTTATTACCTTCAAACAAAACGCTTAACGCTTGCTCTTCAGCTAGCTCAACAGCTTGCTTGTAGGTTAGCTGCATGTGAAGCTGTAATTCTTCTGGAGTTTCTGGTAATTCTTTTTGATCGCTTTCTTTAGTGTCTACACCAAAGTTTTCGGCAGCGAAATTATCAAATTCTTGAAACTCCATGTCGTTCATTATAGCCTCCATATACTCAGTTCTCTTTTCAACTCCATTTGGAGATTGAGAATAGGCTTTTATATCATACGTTCTTTCGGCTATACCATTTACAACTATATCTACAAACTTAGATATAATAGGAACTGGTTTCCAGTCTAAATTTAAATAGGACAAATCACCGTTTATAGATAACTCATCCTTATACTTTTGAATAGATTGCTCGCCTCTAGCATACAACCTTAAATTATGAAAATCAGCATGATTAGATCTATACCTATTCATGTTTCTATCGTCGTTAAACCACTCCTGCTCTATTGCTTTACCTACTTTCAAACCATAATCGTAGCTTAGCTTTTCAGCATCGCTAACTGTTTGACTCGGGAAATAACTTTTAATGCCAGACTCTGCCATGTTTATTATTTGATTATTTGTGAATTACTTCCAGTATTACTATACTTAGAAATGTTTATATTTAGTGGTTGTTTTTCAACCTTAGAATTTGGTGCATATAAATGTCTATTGTTTGCCATTATAGCTAAACCAGAACTTATTGACGCATCAAACTTTGTTCTTTTGTTTATATCAAACTTTGCCCAATCGTTTAACAGTTCGTTAAAATAACAACCGCCAAACGTTCCATCCTGCTTCATACCAACGTGATCTTGTATATACATCTCAATTGCTGCGGCGTGAGCTTGTTTAATATCTTCTGAAGAGTTAGGTATACCACCTACTTCTTTTTCTGCAACAGACAACTTGTTCCATACTTTATCAGGTCTATTCATACTAAAACCCCTATACCCTCTTCTTCTTAAATAGTACAATAATCTAGGTTTATTATTCTCTGCAAGTATTGGCATACCATAAAACACTAAAGCCATTAAAACATCTTCAAAGAATATCTCTGCCGTTGGTGGTCTTGACAAGTATTCTAAAAAGAAGCTATTAGCAGGAGCGTCTTCCATGCTAAACCTAGTTAAACCGTGTAAAGCTCCTTTTGATCCTTGCCCGTCTACAGTTCCTGATATATCGTAACTATCACAGCCAAAAGCACCCATATGCTCGTTACCTGGATATTTAACACCGTTTTTAAGTATTACTCTATTTTGTATTTGTTGAGGTGGGACCCAGCTTAATTTAAATCTACCTTTTGGATCTGGATAAAATATTACTTGTGAATCTTTAACACCGTTAACCCACTGGAAATTACCTTGAGTAATTCCTAGAGTTCTAGACATCTCTTCGTTGTAATCTATCTGCTCGTATAATTTAACTAAGTTAAATATACTATTTTTAGTCTCATCTCTAAACGCGTGCTCTGTAGTTCTTGGAAATTGCCTGTAAAACTCGTTTAAAGCGTCTTGATCATCTTTTAAACCATCTACTTCGTTTTGCCAGTTATCTATTACACCTACATCTATTAATTCACCGTCTGGTGTAAGTCTGTCGATATCAGGGTTAGTA